CTGTACGCCGTTGTCAGTGGGTGCACGTCCCGCGTATGCTTTAGACTGAAGCTGACAAGAATAGAGTTATTTTACATATTGGAGATAGATATACCGTTGCCCTTGCCGTTGGCAATTAAAGGGCTGGTATTACTGCATGGACTATCCGAATAGGTATGGTTTATGTTAGGTATGTGATTACAGTTTGGAAAACATGCCGTTGTACGAGGTTTATCTCCAGATCGAAACGTGTCTTACTTGCTTACACGAAAAATAGAACAAGGCTGTAGATTAAATTACAGGGTACAAGCATGTAGCCTACCATGTAGGGACGTGCCGTATCAAAACGCAAGGACACAATCGCCTTTATTTGTGGCTAAGTTGTGTAGCAGACGGAAAATATAATAACAACATAGTACGAGCCTGTACGCAAGAACTACGTACTAATTACGGGCTGTTGGTTGTAGCATAAAATCTCTATAGGATAGGAATGCGTGTCCGGTTCGATTCCGGAGCAACCTCTAAATTATAAATAATATAATAGCATGGAAAAGAAAGCAATGATCAACGCTTTAATTGAAGCGTTCAATAAATCTAAAAACAGTTGCGTAAAAATAACATTGCGTAACTATATCGAGACGGTGGAAACATTGAGCGAAAGTGAGTACAAAGAGGCGGAAGGTTTCTATATCGAAGCACTTAACCGCTGGAGTTAATCATAATTAAAGCATAAAGAAAATGGAAAGGAAATTTAAATCTTATATGGTAGACGTCCGCGGTCTGTCCAGGAAAGAAGCTAAAGAAAAGCGGAAAAGAGCGTATCGGGAATTTATGTTGTATCGTGATCTCAAAGAAGCGTATCATGCCGATACAGGAAAGGACAAATGCAAACGTAAAGTCCATACATCACGAACATACGTGAAAGAAAACATAAACAGTATTTAAATAGGGATAGGGTTGTTCCGAATATCGGAGCAGCCCTATTTTCGTATCCTACCCTTTCTATTTAATGGTAAGATATTCTGAGAGTGAACGGCGGATGTGAGCTATATTGGTCTAAAACGAAACTAAAATATGAGAGTTTGGATACAATGCCGGTATTTTGTCTATATCATGTCGTTGAAATTGGTCTAAAACGAAACTTTAGGCGGTTTTCTGACCCAAAATAGGGCGTCGGATGCCGCCTTTTTCGTCTCTATGGATTGAAAATTAGGCTTATTGTACTTTTCTTAAAAATAAGGTATGCTTGATTATCAATTAGTTAGGTTTTATGATACCCGTATTTTCGGACATACTTATTGTATTTTTTTTTATTTTATGTGGTGGTTTTTATTAGTAGCTGACCTGTATTTTTTATCGGTTGGAGTAAGGTCTATGTTAGAGTACGGACCAGATCAGTATAATATTGTGATGGTTTTTTGCTTTTCGTTTTTGGCTTTGATTATAGGTCTGAATATCTATCTTGATAGGAGGAGCAGGCGGTAGGGCGTGGGCTGAAGTCTCTCTATTCTCTCTATGGAATGATATTATCTCCAAATCCCCCATACTCCATGCCAGAGTATAAGCTTGTAGCGCTCTCCGTATGCCGGTAGTGAGGCGGTAGGGCGTGGGTTCTATGCGGAAAGCCGGAGGATTAGCGGGAGTTGGAGAGGGGGAGAGGGAGGGCACTCCCTACCAACAAAATTCAACTCCCTACCAACAAAATTCAACTCCCTACCAACAAAATTCAACTCCCTACCAACAAAATTCAACTCCCTACCAACAAAATTCAATAGATAAGCGTTTTAAAACAGTGTTCTGTAGATCATTTCCACAAAATTCAATATGATAAGGGTTTAAAACAGCATTATATAGGTTCCTTCCAACAGATTAAGGGTTGAGGACTGCATTATGTGAGTATTTTTTTTTAAGCGGGATGTTTAACAATTAAAATATGGATGGTATGAACGTATATGACTTTGCGCCTGACTTAGATTTGAGTAAGGAGGTAGAAGGTTCTATTTTCGGGGTAAAAGGAATAGAAGGCAGTGATGGAATAGTATATGCTAAGGTAGTTAGCTGTGTAGACGTTAAGGATTACAGTTGTGATAGGTGTATTTTTTATGATTGTTATAAGGATAAATGTTTATTATCGCGTAGTGATAGTTGTATAGATGGAGATTGGATTTGTAGGTACGAACAGGCTGCCATAGAGGGGGAGTAGGCGGCGCCTTGGGCTAAGGCCTGCGGTTGTAGGTGGAACGTAGGTCGGAGCAGAGCCGGAACAGTTTATTGTGGAACTAAAAAAAATAAAAAGGAGGAGATAGCGATATGAAAAAGGCATTTAAGATATTTTCTATTATGTTTGTCATAGAAATAGTGCTGATAGCTATTTTAGATGCTATGGCGTAAGTGAGAAAAATTTCTTCATTAATTTTCTTATGCTTTAGACAGAATGCTCCCATCTGCGAAGATCGGAGCATTTGCTTTATGGGATTCATGGTGCAGCAAGTCGGTTCGATTCCGGCGATCTCACACAACATTAAAATAGGGAAGAACATGTTAAAAGAAGAATTTGAAGAACTGATTAAAAGGGAGGTAAACGAAAATCAGTATAAAAACATAGAAACGGCATACGAGGCTTTGCCGGAGTATATGGATAAGATGTATTTAGCAAGTGCTATTTCAAATGATATTGGGAAAGCTATTAATGTCTTATCGTTTTTAGGATCGCATATAAGCGAGTTAATGGGTTCGATAATAATCGAAAGGCAAAAGGTGGAATCATGTGCCTATGATTTAATAAACAAATCGCATGAGGAGGATGACTTGAAAGCAAGAGAGATTGCCGTGCGATTAATAGGAGAGAGGGAAACAGTGGCATACACAGTAAAAGAAGGGCTGCCATTGTGGGAACAAGATAAAAAGTTTATAATAGAATTAATAAAGGAGGATAGAAAATGAAAGACGGTATTGTATTGCATCCAGAGCATGGGTTGAATCCATCCATAGAACTATGCATAGTATGCGGTGAAGAGATGGGGATTGCTTTATTAGGGAATAACATCAAAGGGCAGGCGCCGCATTATATATGCACGGGAGAAATATGTGACAATTGCAAAAAGATAATAGATGACGGAGGTTGTTTTATTATCGAAGTTGAGGATGGATCAGATCAAAAGAATCCGTATCGTACAGGGAGATATTGCGCGATAAAGAAAGAAGCAGCAAAGAAAATACTTGGACAGGAGCATAGTATTGTGTACATGGAAAAGTCTGCGTACAGTCAAATAATACCACAAAAATAAAGAAAGATATGTTTACAAAAGAAGAGCGATTATTCATATGGAAAAAGGTATATGAGATGATTGATAGGTTAGAGGATGGGGAATACATATGTGTTGCGTTAAGAAATGTAGTGTTTATGTATTTCAAAACACATAAAAATATCGATGAGTTTCGTTCAGACGAAATGGTGAGAATATATTTCCAGGAATTGGAGGAGAAGATAAGTATGGCCACAGAACCAGAGGAAACAAGAACGTTTTATGGGTGGTTTGGTTGTCTTAGTCCAGAAACGAAGGAGGTAAGGCTGAATATTGTGAAAGATATTATAAAAGAATTAGAATAGTATTTTTGTTAATCTATTTTATTCATCAAATTAAGTTTTGGGTTTTGGCATGTCGGTTCGTGAGGATAGGCATGCCTATTTCTGCATCATAGAGGGGATGACGCGGCGTGCCGGTGCGTATGTGCCGGTCCTGGTTCGATTCTGGGCATCTCACAAACAATAAAACAAAAAAGTTATGAGAATATATAAGAATGATATTATAAAGGCGTCAGCAATAAGCACCGGAGCCGACAGAGGCGTGTTGCTGTGTTCAATAACAGATTCAGGCTTTACGTCTATAGCGGGCGTAATATCGGCTGTTAAGGATAGGTTACCAAACGAAGATCACAAGAAGATGGTTTTTGAAATCTTGAATGATACGAAAAAAGAGTACGGAAGATATAATAATTGCGGAACAAAAGTATTGTAATAAAGAGTAGAAAACAATATGTTTATGTAATATTAGTTTTTTCATTTTTATTGAAAGGAGCGCCGGCCTGTGAAGGTATGCGCTCTTTGTATTTGTATAATGCATAAAACAATAATAATATGACAGAGAATAGTATAGACGTAAATATCGTACCTGTAAAGAATGGTATGAAACGTGTTGTGGTATCATATTACCATTATTCACGCAAGGAGAAAGATCGCATGAGTTCCCAAACGGATTACGTTTGGGAAACAAAGAATGAAGAAATGTTTAAATACTTTGAGGCCAGGAGGACAAAAGTATTTTATAGTCAGATTCGTGCCATGTGTAGATTCTATGGCAAGAAAAATGTACGTAAATACAAAAAGTTATGATATTAAAAACGACAACCAACGAGTTTTGTTTCATTAACGTAAGTTTCTACGAAACAATAGCAGATCCTCGTCATTTCTTTGAACAGGATTATGAAGAGATGCCAGAATATGAGGAGGAATCGGATTTTGATTTTGATTCTTATTACAATAAGTTTATTCCTTTTGTACAGGAATGGGCGAATGAGGTAAGTGAACGCCTTTACGGATATGGCGTGAATAGTATAAAGGTAACATCGGTCGGATATCCGAAAGAATATAATTATGGTACTGATTGGATGAACGTAGAGGTAGAGTTTTGTGATGAATGGAGGCAAAAGATGTTATCTAACATTAGTAAGATTGTCAATGATGATAAATGCAAGAAGTATGCGGAGACTAATTACCGGTCGGTATCAGGATACATCTTTTTAGGACCTGAAGATTTAAAGGAATTTGAAAAGGAAATAATAGAAAGAAAGTCGGATTCCGGATATGATGTAACAATATTATTAAATATGTATCTAACTTTGGCTTTTGTAAAAGAATTTGGATTTAAAGCCGGAGAAGCATGGAGTGAAATAACAGAATATGCTTACGGATGTTTATCGTATTCCGATTTTGCAACAACAGAGATGCTTATACCGGAAGGTTCGGAGCATTTATTCAAAGACATTTACACGGCAAAGGCCGACGAATTATATCATCATGTCCTGGATAAATTCGGATGGGCGTGGCGTGATCCGAAATATAAGTCAGAAACAGAATTATGCGCGATGCTAAAGTGGGCAAAAGAAAAAGGCTTGACCATTGAAGAGTTAAGTATTTAATTGTTAAACATAAGGCAGTAGTGGTGCGTGAGTATAGGTGCTGCCGTTAAAATATTTTATAAGATGAAAAAAGAAGAGATTCAAACTATTTTATACACAATCAAAGAAGGAGACAGTATTAAAATCAAAGTACAAGACAAAAGTGAAGAGATAAGACTGCGGGATCATGTAAGAAGAGTACAGAAATACGGATACAGGTTTTGTTTGTCTCATTTACATGATGGAATTTTCTATCTGGAGAAGTTGAAAGAAGGGGATAAGGATAAATACTATAGAGTAATAAACAGAGGAAATGGAAAGACCGGAGTATAATAAGCTACGCAAAATGGCTAAGACTACTCCAGGTCTGATAGTGGACGAGGTGCAAAACATGATGCGTGTATCGCTATACGATAATGGGGAACTTAAGAAGGTGGTAGTAGTAATGAAATGCGATTCTTTTTTACAGTCAAAAAGTAACATAGAAAAGATAATGTTATTATCATCTTCTATAGAAGATAGAAAAAACAAAGAAAAAAATAAAACAAAATCAGAAAATGAACAGAATAACAAAAATAAGAGAAGAAATAGGAGGAAAACAGGTTGATTTGACCTTTTACGGGCGCTTTTGCAGCCTTATCGAAGGTGATAGGAAGATAATACTAAGGGCAATAAAAAACGGTCGTAAAAAAGGCGTAATCGGGGCCATTCAGCCTGGGAGACATGACAGAATTTGGACCACATGGTCTATTGCTTTTGATGATCTGAGGGTAGGGGATACGGTAGAGTTCAGTACATCTGGAAAATACAATCCCGGATTTCATGCTACGGAAAAGTATGTAGGGTGTGTAGAATGGATAAAAGGGTCGGAATGTGCGATAAAAACCGGTAAGGGAATAGCAGTAGTATTAATTAAACACATAGAAAGGGTGGTAAAATGATGGGGTTGAGAGAATTTGTAGAACTTTTTGACAAGAATGAAGTAAAGAATTTGTTTAATGCATTGTCTTCATGTATAGAATACGTAAGGATAGATTTGCATGTATTTAATATAGGTGCCTATGTTACGTGCCTGTACAGTAATGATCTTGAATCGCTTTCACAGACAGAAGGTTGTAATGTGAATATGATAATAGAGGTACCACACTTATTCGAAGCATTCATGGAATACGCTTCACCGGAAATGAAGTTGTATTACGAAAAACTAACAGAGACAGTATAATATGAAAGAGGAAGTAGAACGGATAAAGAAGTTGGTTGGCATAGATCATAATAGATGGGAGCAGCCTTGTACATGTGATAAATGCAAGAACATGTGTGAGGTTCCTTGTATTGGTACGCCAAAAGACATAGAAGCTATCATAGATGCCGGATACGCTGACAGGCTAAAAGAAACAATGTGGATGGTAGGGTATCTTGCAGTGAAAGAAAAACCAATAGCGATGATCCAGCCAACAGTGAAAGACGGGTGGTGCGCATTCCGCCAGCCGGACGGTCTCTGCGAGCTGCATGACCGAGGACTAAAGCCGACTGAAGGAGTTCTGGCTTCTTGTAAGGTGGTTAAAGAAGACAATGTCCCAACATATGAAACGTCTGTACTTAGAGCAGTAGCTCATGAGTGGGTTAAGGTAGAGAACTTCGCAACTATAATGAGGGTCGTTTTTAAATTTTTGCATGAAAATGAACGTAGAAAATAAATTAGATAAAGTGGTTAATATCCTAAAAGAAAAAGGATTTGTAGTATATAGAAAGGGCGGGAAGGAGCCAGGTGTGTTTTACGCTAAAGAAGGTGACAGCCGGATAGGATTCGTTTATCCCAACAACGGATATATATATGATAGAATAAAAATGTGGTCTTTTTCAAGGATATATAAACCACATAAGAAAACCGGGTCTTCGTGTTTAATGAGCGTCAGCGACGAATTTACGATAGAGAATGCGATTAAGAACATAGAGGATAGACTGTGGGTGAATTATATAAAAGACGGTAACAGAAAACGACCAGAAGAATATAAAAATATAAGAGAATTTGTTGGTAGCTTCACTAAATTCTACAGCTCTGTAGAATTAGTTGAGGTTAAGTAGTTTTCCATGCGAGTTAGTTGCCGGCACTGGTCTGTGAAGATAGGTGCCGTTTTTTTTTTATTCAAGAAAGGAGGACAAAGATGGGAAAAAGAGACAAGGAGATACCTTATGAGGTAGTCATACAGGAAAGAAAAAGAGTGGATTTATACGGTAACGTAGTGTATTATATCTATTGGTTTGATAAATATGGGTACAATATCACAAACGAATGGAAATTCTGGAGCAAGGGTCCGAAAAAGAAATACGATAGAGTCAATCGTTATCTAACAGATAGTTGGTTGAAGGAATACTGTAAGAATAACAATTTAAAGATAAGTAGAATAAAGGAATGAAAAAGATAAAAGTAGACAAAGTGATATTATATTACATGGATCGGGTAGACCCTGACGGGAACCTATACCGGTTCTATGTATATAAAGACATGGCATCTGAAATAGAATACTTTTGCACGGAAGAGACAGGTAATATGACTATACCAATCGGAGAAGGAAAGTATATTGAAATCGTGCCAAGGGAAATAGTGAAAATACCGGTAAGGGGATATAGGAAGCTTACTGGAATATGGAATCGTGAAACATGTAACGGGAAGGGATGGTATAGGCTTTTTAATTATTTCAAATACGAGCCAGACATATGTTATGTTAAAAACATAGGACGTGATAAAAATGGAAACACAAAATATGAAATATCATTATTTAATGCCACTATGAATGTGACAAGGTATTTTAATTTGTGGAGAATGAAGCCAGGTAAGTATGCCATGATAACAAACGAGTGCCGCGCCTTGGATATTATAAAAGAAAAATTCGATAACATAAATATAGTGGAATATGGATTTAAATAAGTTGTATAAAGAAATAGAAGAAGCAGAGGCCAGTCTGAATGCAAAAAGATTAGAGTACATCAGAGAAGCATTAGCAGAAAACAATGGAATTATAAGGCTAAAATTTAAAGGGTTTAAAGAATTTAAAGAAACTAATGATGTATTTGACTTTGATGATCAGTTTCCGGTGATAATAGAAATTGATGAAAATCCTATGTATTTAACGGAAGTGTATGTCAAAAAAAACGATTTTCGTGTAGTCATGCTGGATTATACTGATATGACTTTTTATGATTATAATAATCCAGGGGAAAATGAACAGGTTGCTTATTTTATTAACTATTGCTTAAATCAAGACAAAGATGGGAAAGAGTAGAAAGGATTATGAAAAATATCTTAACTCCATATCTCCAGATAGAGACGATGAAGCATGGATTATTGGAGGAAGGAACAGATATTGCGGTAGAGAGAATTATGGCACTATGATCAAAAGGTATGATCCTATTGGTTTTAATGTAGGGTACAGGGAGTGGACGGGGCAGCCAGAGTAAGGCGGAGCCTGCCATGCCATGAGGCCAGACTGGCTGTTCGTGGCATGGATTATACATTAATCAGATAGTGAACAACGAAAACAATGTATAAAATGGGAAACGAATTAAAACTTAACAGCGCAGAAGAAGCAGAAGTAATTTTAATAAGATTAACTCCAGAAGAGTATCCTATTGCGTACGCAAATAGGGTGAAATGTTTAATGCTTTCAGGTCTTAGCAAAAAAGAAGCTGAGAGGATGGCGATGAAGCCAATAGATCTTGAACTGTATTATGAAGTAGGTGTAGGACTGATGGCGGTAGAACCTGGAGCGGTGGAAGCCGGAACAATATACAGTCCATATTCAGGGGAATTATATGACAATTCAAAAATTTAATGAGGTAATTATATACCTAAAATAATAGCTTATGACATTTAAAGAATTTATGAAAGAAGTAGGCTATGACCCAATGACTACCTTTTGGGAAGATTTCAGCATAGCCGACAAGTATAGTATAGCAGGTGTCAAGGATACCTACAAACGTGCATTCAGTGAATGGAAAGATGATTATAAGTTTTTCACGGAATTAACGCTTGTATTGAATCATAAAATCTGGCAACATCATGAAAGCAATCGTAAACTGGCTGCACTGTATGACCGGTTGTGGCGAGAAGCTGACGAGTATGCCATGAACAACTTTAAGGGAGAAGAACTTGATTATTATTACAGAATAACAGATTAATATTATGACAGCAGCAGAAAAATTAAGAACTATTTAAAATATAAAGACATGGAAGACGATCTTATTACAACAAAAGAAGTAGGTGATTATCGCATTAAAGTGTATTATTGCCGTGATTCAGAATGCCCTATAACTAATTGGGGTTTGTTTGGGTCATTCTTTTTTGAATACTCTGATATGCATCGATTGCATGATGAATGCAATTGGAAAACTTTCTTCTACGATAACAAGCATAATCTTAGAGATGTTATTGATGCTATTGTAATGAAGCATATAGAACAGAAAGACATTGTAAAATATTTAAAGAAAGGGGAAGCGAATGGGATCTCATTCACATACAACAGAGGTAGCAATGTATGGGAGTTGAAGCATAAGACAAGTCCATATATAGATCAAGAGTTTTCACCAAGTGATTTGACGGACTTTGATTGCAGAGGAGAATTAATAGAGGATCTGGATGACGAAGATTTGTTAGATATCATATCCAAATATGGAAAAGATGTGGTGGCTATAGAGTGGTCAACAAGGGGTTATAATCAAGGTGATTATATAAAAGGGATAGCATACGTTACAAAAGAAAAATATGATAATGAAGTCTGCGATAAAGAAGGAGACTGGAAAGAAGATTGTGCCAAAATTATAGATAATGAAGTAAAGTCCATAGGTATGTGGATGTGGGGAGATGTAAAAGGGTACGTTCTTGAAAAGAAGGTAGCATTTACCAAGAGATACAAAGACGAATCAAGAGAGGATGAAGATTGTGAAGAATGGGAAGAGGTTGATTCTTGCTGGGGATGTTACGAGGAGACAGATGAATTGATAAAGGAAGTTATGATAGAGAATGATTTAGAAGAATAGGTTATAATGGCTGATAGTGACGGACGCCACAGGAGACAGGTGGGAAAGTGCGAAGAGCTCCAATGCGCAAATTGGAGCTACAAGAATATTTGTCTCAAGATGTTTTGGCGATAGAGCATAGCGAATATTATAAACAATTGATAGGGGAGGATGAATGGTGTGAAGAAGAAATATAATAAAGAGTATCATTATTAAAACAATAGAGAAATTATGAACGAGGATATTTTAAGCAATATGTTTGGGTGTGATACATATTGCATATGTGACAGTTCTTCAAATAGGTACTGTTTTATTGGGCCTATTGAATGTAACGGGAAGTTAATAGAAGAGTTTAGGAAGGGAATAATAGTAAAATTGAAACATGTGGAAAAGAGGGTTCTGGATACATTCAAAGAAAATGGGGTTGATCTGGATAACTATACCCACTGTGTTATAGTAAAGCGGAATTTTTATCTCGCTTGGTGACAGTAAAATACAAACAATATGAACAATTTTATAATAGATACTCCAGATAATTTCTGGCAAATAAGATGGCTTGACAAATATATGGAAGGTCACAAGGGGTTCATAGCTGGTGGATGTTTTAAGAATATCCTTTCCAGAGAAAGAGTAAAAGATATTGATATTTTCTTTGAAAGCGAAGACGATTTTCAGGAAGCTGTTGATTTGTTCAATGATGAAAAACATCAGAAAGAAGGATGGAAATTTAAGTACAGAAATGAGAAGGTATGTGCGTTCCAGAAAGAGGGAGAAAAGGCATGGATAGAGTTCATAGAGTCAGAGTTTGGAAAGCCAGAAGAGATTCTCAGGAGCTTCGACTTTACTGTAGCAAAAATGGCCTACTATAAGGAGCCTAAATACGAAGAAAAGGAAGATGATTATTTTCCATTCTCATCTGCAAGTATAGTAGCATACGAGTACAAACTACTCTATCATGAGAAATTCTTCGAACATCTTCATATGAAGAGGCTGGTCATTGACGAAAATATTCCTTTTCCAGTAAGCACATGGGAGCGCTCATATCGGTATAAAGGATATGGTTACAATATGTGCCGGGAGACAAAGAAAAAACTTCTACAGGCTATTAAAGGGGTAAACGTAGAGGAGGAAGATGTATCTTTGTACACTACTGGAGGATGGGATTAACTTATAAAACATAGATATATGAATACATCATTTGAGAAATCTAAAAACAGTACAGATGAATGGTACACACCTAAAGAAATTATAGACGCTTTAGGGGAATTTGATTTAGATCCATGTGCGCCTATGCGTCCGTTATGGAGGACAGCCAGGGTTATGTATAACAAAGAGCAAGATGGATTAAAACAAAAATGGGAAGGAAGGGTATGGTTAAACCCACCTTATTCAAGACCGACTATAGAGCATTTTATTACTCGTATGGTAGAGCACAATAATGGAATAGCTCTTCTTTTTAATCGTCTTGACAATAAGATGTTTCAGAATGTTGTATTCCCGAAAGCAAAAGGTATATTGTTCATGAAAGGAAGGATAAAATTTCACAGAGAAGATGGAACAATAGGTGAAAGTCCAGGATGTGGGTCTATTCTGGTTGCATTCGGCGAAGAGAATGCGGAAACATTAAGATCTTCTAATATTGAAGGAAGATATATACAGGTCAATCAAGAACCGTGTAACACCCATGTAGATTGGGAACAACGTAGATACGAGATAGCAAAAACCATACTTCCGATCACATCCGTATCAGGACGTGGACCTCACGGTGAATTAATATTGGAAGCGTGTGATAAGGCGGCTGAATTAGCTGTAATATATGCGGATGCTTTAATTAAAGAACTGAAATGAAATCAACAGTATATGCTCATCTTGAGAATGATTATAGATTTTATAGACTTCCTCTATTTAAAGCTACGGCTGTAAAATACGGATGGAATAATCCTATAGGGGAAGATAGTGGGAGAGAGAAAAAAAATATAATTCACAGTATTAAGTAGATATATTATGAGCGCAAGTAAAGAATACAAGGCGGTAAGGAACTGCATATTAAATGAACTTCACCTTACCAAAGAAGATATAATCAAAAACATAGAGCCATTATTGGAAAAACTCGTAAAACAGTGTATGCTTAATACATACGGAGGAAACAATCAGATAGAACATTGGATCAGATGTATGGTAGCAGATGAGCTTAAACAAAGAGATTATGATTTTGTAAGAAGAATATGTAAGGAGGTTATAAAAGAACATGTGTTGAATGGGTTGAACATAATTGTAAGTTCCAAAAATGAAAGATGCGTATGTGAAAATAGAGTACCATCAAGAAAAGATGGTTTGTATCTAATCTACGGAAACGGACACGCTGAGCCGTTTACTGGAGAGAATATTAAAGAGAATGTGCGTTATATCGGATTAAAACACAAAGACGTATCGTTTGCTATCTCGCTGGAGGAGCATGATAGTGTACGGTTGCTTGACAATGATAGCCGTAAAGAATCCGGAAGTGAGACATATTACGAACGTGAATGTGATGCGCTGTTTGATATTGACGGACGCGGCAATACGGAACGCCTTGTAGCCAGAAATCCAAAATTGAGAAATCTGCTGGAAGATGACGAGTATATACCATCTCTTGGTCAATTAAATTTAATGGCCCATCATATGGACGAACTAAACAAAGCATTCGCTTATGTTTCGGCATCTCCCCTCTCCTCGGCGCGGTATTGGTCCAGTACCGAGTACAGCAAGGTCAGCGCATGGTTCGTGAGCTTCTCCATTGGCGGCACGCACAGCAACATTGAGTACAATAGTTACAGGGTTCGGGCGGTAATTGATTTTTAAAAAGGATTACATATGATAACATCGGTAAAAATAAAAGACAATACAAAAACTCCATTTGAATACGTTTCTAATATAGAAGC